GCCTGCCCCATACAAGAAAGCGTAGATAAACGTCTTCGCTTGGTCACGTGTTTGTAAGCCGGCTGCTTTTTGGTTAACCGTGTGGACATCCGTACCGTCCTTAGACGATCCCTCACAGACTGTTTTTTCATAATCTTTATCCCTCATGTAATGAGCCAACATGCGTAGCTCCAAACCGCTAGCGTCACAACCAACAAGTACATTCCCATCATCTACCGTCCAACATTGTCTACATTCAGGCCCATACGGGCTACCTGAGTTAGGGATCTGTGCCATGTTAGGCTTCATGTGCGTCATACGGCCTGTTACAGCTCCATTGGTGATGACTCTGCCGTGAACCCTACCATCGCTACTCACAACCTCTAACCACGATTCAATCTGAGCTATTCGTTTACCTAGCATCATGTACTCAGCTATGAACTGAGCGATAGGCCATTTCAAACTCATCAGAGTACTCTCATCCACAATAGCCTGTCCGTTAGGATGACTGCTAGTAGGCTCGGTAAACTTCTTAGGCTTCCAACCTAAGCCGATAAGCTTTTCAGCGATCTGTTGTCTAGAGGCAGGATTAAACACCACCAAGTCAGGCTTCAATAGCTTCCCTGTCTTTTCAGAGATACGCTCTAGCTCATACGGTGGGTACTCTTCCTGCATCTTGTCGTAGATAGCCCCCATCTTCCCCTTGAGTTCAGCTAACAAACAAGTAGCGTGAATGGTGTCTAACTTGAAGCCATTCTTTTCTTGCTTGTTGATGATAGCTGCTACTTGGTGTTCTAAGAGAACAGAATCCATAGAGAAGCCCTGACTGTCAACAAGACTGTCAAGACGTAAGTACAGCAGACTAAGCACATCAACGTCACGTTTACAATAATACTCAAGCAATCCTTCGACAGGCCTATCAAAGCATTCACCGTCATACTCTTCCCTTCTGTTCATCATCCACTGCCATGTTGCCTTATAGTTCAGCTTAGCTACACCTAAAGTCTTACCCCATGCGTCCAAGCTGTGACCTCCGTCCCTCGTTGGCTCTAGCAATCTAGATACAACAAGAGTGTCATAGGCTTGTTTAAGGCCTATCTTAGTCCCCCATTCCTTATTCAAAATCGGAAAGTCAAATCCGATACCGTTATGGGCGCAGATAAGAGTAGCGTTTTTAAGATAATCCCATAGGCCATCCTTAGATTTCCACACACGGACATACCCTGTAGTCACATCCTGTGTAACACATAAGTGGATCGTCTTATGATCCATAGAAGTCTCAATGTCTAAAGCAACTATCTTCATACAGTTCATTTCAAGTTAAGGAACAGCCCAATCTGAGCAAATGAGTAACCTATCCACATGATACCAGCACCCATGTCACCTTTGAGCCACTGTAGCGTACCTACAATAGCGTAACCGATACCGATAGTGCCTACGATAATCATTTCAATCATAATCCCTCCATTTCAATCTCAATCATCCGTCCTGTACGCATTTCATACTTGAGATTACAAGCGGGGCCAGTTAAACCGTTATAACGATTCTTCGCCACTGCAACCTTAGTCGTATGGCGTACATCAATGTCAGGACTCATAGAGTTACGCTCAAGTGTGATGACAGCATCAGACAACTGAGCGATAGCGCCTGAGCCTCGGAGTTGAGACAACGATACAGAACCTCCATCCTCGTGGCCTTTGTCAGTGCTGGGGCGCTTCAGATGAGATACGCAGATCAAGGTAATACCTGTCTCCTGTACCAATGTACGCAGTCGTGTCATCAAGACATCAATAGACTTGCGCTCATCATTCCCATCCATACCAGAAACAACGAGACTGATATGATCCAAGAAAACCACACGGCAATCACAAGCTTTGGACATGTATCGAATACGATTAATGACGTTATCAATATCAAGGGAGCCGAAATGGTCAAACAGGAAAACACGATTAGTACCCAGAGTAGCATCGAAAGCCTCCTTCAGTTCTAGTTCAGTTACTTGTGTATCGGGTAAGTGCAGCTTTTTGTTAGCGTGCAGAGACATAATTGATCGGGCAGTTTTGCGCACTGATTCTTCCAGAAACATTCCTCCGACATTCCACTTAGTTGTTTGTAGGATGGTGTAGAGGATCTCTCTAAGGAACTGACTCTTTCCAAGGCCAGATCCAGCTGTGACTGTAATGAGTTCAGCAGGTCGGATACCGTAGAGCAATCCATTAAGTCCTTTGAAGGGATAGAAGGCTTCTGCGACAGGCTCCGGTGTAGATACACTGTCCCAAAGAGATGCTGCCGCGATGATGCCGTCCGGTACATAACTCTCAGCTCTCCACCATTGGTTAACGTATTCAGTTGACTTTCCGTTAGCGAGATAGTCGCAGGCATCTTTGCAATCCTTTAAATGTTTAACGATTTTAACCTTATTACCGAACAGTTCAGCAACTTCCTTAGCTGCCTTCTGACCCGGCGCATCAGCGTCAAAACAGATGACAATAGCTTCAAAGCTATCTAGGTACTCATACTGAGCCTTACAGTCTTTAACAGCCGCTGAAGCCCCGTTACGGATGCTCACAGTAGGCCACTTGCTGCCTGTCATTTGATAAGAAGCTAGAGCATCAAGCTCACCTTCAACGATGGTGATGTACTTACCACCCTTCTGAAACAAATTTGACCCGAAAAGAGCAGCTTTGTTGAAATTCCCTGCAATTGAGAAGGTTTTGTTCTCAACGGAGCGAATCTTCTCAGCTACTTTTGCGCCTGTATCATCGTAGTATGGGTAATAATGTCGCCCATCGGCTTGAGTGACACTAAAGTACTCACAAGTTTCTCGGGAGATACCTCGATCTACGATAGCTTTAACCTCGCCTGTTGTCTTCATTTGAAATACCTTGGTTTGTTTTGTCTGTACATGTTCATTAGTACCGACATTATCGACATGTCCGCCCGATGTGTACGCCGCGCGGCTATACGTTTGACAGCTATGACAGTACGTGTGCCCATCGTCGTAGTAACTATTGGCGTCAGAGCTTCCACAAGCCTCACAAGGCCCATGACGTAGGAAGTTAGAAGCTATCTTAATTGACTTTGAGTACATCATTATGCTGACGGTCTTTCTTGTTACGGATGTATGCTTCACGTTTCTGTGCGTTAGCTCTATCCATAGTTGCTCTAGAGAACACCCTACGCTTCGGCTCAACGTACTGGAAAGGCCAAGATTCCTTGATGTGTATAGACTTTATGTCGGCAGACTTATACGTAGTCATCGTCTACCCCTTCAATAGGCTCTACACCTGTTCCGTGACAATGGCGACATGACGCCCCATCGTAATCGCCTTCACCACAGCCTCCACACCATGTGCAAGTGTCATCGTACTCACCGTCATCATCATCATCAATATCATCGTCAATCATAGTCTGTTGTTCCTTTTGTTTATTACCACTGAAGATCTTGTCCCAATTATCTGAGATAGCTCTTACGTTTTCCTTACGTCTTGAGCTTCCTTTGCCGCCATCACCGTGACTCATGTGTTCCCCTTGCTCGGATTGCTTGAGCGGTTTTCACAGGCTTTGCATTTGCGATGCCCTTTTTTATTTAAGCGTGTGTTCTCTGCCGTAAATTCGTGACCACGCTTGCAATGGGTTTTGTTTGACTGTCCCGTTGTACAAACGCGACCTTTTTGAGCGCAATCACGCATGTTGTCTGTTCTATCACCAAGGAACAAATGATCTGGATTTACGCAAATTCTGTTGTCGCACTTGTGAAGCACCCACAAACCATCAGGAATCGGCCCATGGGCGAGCATCCACGAATACCGATGCGCTCCATAACATTTGCGGCCTTCTTCAATCAGGTGAGTAAAAAATGCTCCGTACCCATTGCCACGAATGGAGCTTTGCCATTCCCAGCACCCCGATGCAATTGACTTGTCAACCTTTGCCCAAAAGCGGTCAGCGATTGGTTTCATTGCTCTTTGCATTTGCAACCTCCTTTAAAACTTTTTCTCGCTCATCGGCAATATTTGCTTCGATGATTCTTACAAGTCCCTCACGCTCTTTAGCAGTGGCAAAGTTTTCTACCAG